CTGGGATGCTCTTTCTGCCGATGATCCGGAGGGATGTCCGGAAGGCGAGGAGAATGAGGATGAGGCTGTTTCCACAGAAGATTCCGTGAAGAACACCGTCGAAGAAATCGTTGAGGAGCTGGAGAACAAGGATGTCAAGCTCTACGGCGTTGACGGTGTGCTGAACCGCCGCGCTGCCAACCACCACCTGCGCATGGCCGCTGAGCTCGATAAGGAGTTCTTCGCCGCTGCTGCTGAGGCTGCTGTGGCTGTCAATGTCGCGGCTGATGCCACTATCGAGGATGAGCTGGAAACCATCATTCAGGAGTGCGAGAACACTCAGAATGATTTTGTTGACGGCGTTCCCCGCTCTATGATGCACCTTGTTCTGTCCACCGCCTACTATGGCAAGGTTCGTAACAACCTCGATAAGCAGACTCGCGCCAATGTCGATACTGCTGCCGAGGAGTTCTATACTTGGCATGGTGTTAAGTGCGACAGCTGTGTACATCTGCCCACCGGCTGTGACTACCTGCTGCTCGTTACCGGCGCAGTTGCTCAGCCTGTCATGTCCGACGCTTACAGCGCCGAAAAGATTCCCCTGTCCGAGGCCTATGGTGTCTCTCTGTTCTACCACTACGGCACCAAGGTTGTCACCCCCGACCTGATCTTCAAGAAGGCAAGCGGCGAATAAGCCGCTCGCTTTCTGTCATGCAGAAAGGATGATCTAAATGGCTAAGTTCATGAACGTAGTCACCGGCAATGTGCTGACTGTGACTGATAAGGCCACCATCGAACTGATGGAAAAAAGCGACCGTTATAAGGCTGTTGCGGCCACTAAGAAGAATGGCGGCAAGAAGGCGCCTGACGCTGGCGAGGATAACGGCGACAAGGCCACCGAATAAAGAGGAGGGCCCCAGTTATGGCGTATGCAGATTATAAATTCTATACCGAGGTTTTTTTCGGAGATGTGCTCACAGAGGCGACCGCTCCAAAGTGGTTAGCGCGTGCAAGTGATGAGCTTGATCTTCTCACGTTCCATCGCCTTGAGGACGGTTTCCCCGAGCTTGAGCCTCACGCAACCAAGGTACGCAAAGCTGTCTGCGCTATGGCTGAAGCCCTGCATCTCACCGATCTGCAGCGAAAGGCTTTACAGGCCAGTGCTGACGAACAGGGCGTTTATCGTCCTGCTGTTGCCTCCATTTCTTCGAGCAAGGAATCCATTTCATTTGTTCAGAATGCTTCTGGCTCTGTTTATGCAAAGGCTGCTGCCGACCGAAATGAGCTTTCTTCTCTACTGCATGAGATTGCAGTAACTTATCTGGCAGGAGTGCCCGACAAGTACGGTATAAACCTCCTGTATGCGGGGGTGAGCTGATGCACGATAGTACCATCACACTGTTTAATTATCGAGAGGCAGAAAGACTTTGGTACACCACGGTATTTTCTAACGTCTCTTTGATTGAACTGAAAGCTGAAAGTGCATCGCAGCACGGACATACAAACAGCGATGCTGTTGAAATCATTATCAAGGTTCGGCCTAACAAGATCGTTCCAACGCTCATCTATGAGCCGAACAATCTTGTGGATGAGAATGGCAACATCATTGTGTCCGGTGAAGGCACACGCGTTTCTTATGATGATCCTGACACGAATGAAGAAAGGCAGTATCTTGGGCCCAAAGCCTATGCTGCTCTTACTTCTCCGGCTGGGTATTTTACCTTTAAGCCTGAAACTGATTTCATCATGGTGGGCAACTTTTCGCATTCCGAACCCATCTCTGATGATGATTTCGAGCAGGGATTATACCATGCTATGAACGAGACTCAGGACGGTGTGTACATGGTAACATCAGCTGCGTATTTCTCTCTGATTCCTCATTTTGAAATCGGAGGCCGCTAATGTCTGATATTCAGCACTTCCCGAAGTTTTCCATCGTGACAAGCGGTGTGCGGGTATCTGTTGATCTCAGACGCTTTGAGCAGCAGTTCACAGATGCTCAAGAATGGCTTGGCAATCAAGTTTTGAACGACTGTAAGCCGTTCATGCCTCATTTGACGGGCAGTTTGCAGCAACGTTCTCACACTGACCGAAACGGGCAGGAAGTTGTGTTTCCCGGCCCGTATGGCCGATTCCAATATGGCGGATTGGTCATGGTTGACCCGGTCACGGGCAGTCCGTGGGCGCGTCCCGGTGCAAAGAAAGTTATTACAAATAGGCCGCTCACGTATTCCGCACCCGGTGCAACGGCCCAGTGGTTTGATACGGCAAAAGAGCGACACGGAGATACGTGGATACGTGAAACAAAGCGGCGTGCTGGAGGTGGTTGACATTGGCTGCTGAGAAACAGTTCGCAATCGATGTTGACGGAACTGACATTGTGAGTACAGCTCTGGAGCAGCTGCTGAATCGGTTTCCGGGGCTACACGGTAAGAAGATCACATTCTCAACACTGAATGACGCTTCCGGCATTGGCTTCTTTCCGACAACCGGAGCTGTACTCTTGTCTAATGTCGAGGACATCACGGGGCATGTAAAACAAGTATGCTCCTATCCCTTCACAGTTGTTTACCGATCTGCTCCGAAAACTGACCGGCATAAGCTCCGCGTCAAAGAGTTTCTGGATGCACTCGGCAAATGGCTTGAACAACAGCCTGTGGTGGTTGATGGTGAAACCCATCAGCTCGCCGAATACCCGGCCCTTGAGCAAGGTCGCGTTATTAAGGCCATCACTCGCACAAATCCCAGTCATCTTAATTCTGCCTATCAGGATGGTATAGAAGATTGGGTGATTGCGATTACGCTCAGGTATGAAGCAGAATACGACAAGTAAGGAGTGAAGCAAAATGCCTGATACCACTACTACCAAGAAGATTGAACGTAAGTATCTTGCGCATTACATCGATGCTGCGTTCAATGCTGCTGCGCCCAGCTATGTCCGTTTGGGCAAAGACCTTGAGGAGTTCAACGAGGAGCTGAACCCCGATATTGAGATCAACAAGAACATTCTGGGCGAGCAGAACGTTGTTCACAACGGCTACGAAGTCCAGTCTGAGGTTGATCCCTTCTACGCCTATACCGGCGATCCTCTGTTTGAGCAGCTTGCAAAGGTTGCCAATGAGCGTCTGAATGGTGATGACTGCAAGTCCACCAAGATTGACGTTCTCCTGAATGAGGACGGCTCTGTCGCTTGGGCCTATCGTGAAGATTGCTATGTTGTCCCCAACAGCATTGGCGGCGACACTTCCGGCGTACAGATTCCCTTCACTGTTTACAACGCTGGCAATCGCGTCAAGGGTACCTTTGACGTGGCTACTAAGGCGTTTACGCCTGAGACTACTACGCCTGCTGAATAAGCTATCCGTGGTAGTATAAGTTCTTTCGGGGTGCGGTTATCCATTTCCGCACCCCGATTTTAATAAGGAGGCAAAAAAAAACATGGATGAGAACATGAAGAAGAATATTACCGAGATCGTCATTGACGATGGTAGCGTTAAAGTACCTATCCGCAATAAGCACGGCGAGGAAATCGGCGTGTTTTATTTTCGGCCTACGGACATCGGTATCATCGACCGCTACAACAAGATTGTAGGCACGTTTGATGAGATTACCGCACCGCTCGAACATGTGAACATCAACGCTGACGGCACTGCTGATGAGCAGAATACCGCCGGTGTTGAAGCTCTGCACACTGCTGAAAAGCGGCTGTATGAGGCCTGTGACTTTATGTTTGGTGGTAATATGTCTGAAGCCTTCTTCGGCAAGATGCACCCCTTCTCCCCTGTGGGCGGCTCTTTCTATTGCGAAACCGCCATTGAGTCGGTTGGCAAGTTTATCGCCGCGCAGTTCGACCGCGAGACCAATAAGATCAGCAAACGGGTGAACCGCTACACGCAGGGTTATAAAGGCGCCAAGCACAGGAACAGTCACGCATGATTGGCGAGTTGCCTAAAAGCCTGATCATCTCCGGCGAAGAATATGCAATACGTACAGATTTTCGTGATATTCTGAGGATTATCACTGCATTTGGCGATCCTGAGTTGGAATCCAACGAAAAGATATACGTTTGCCTATTCGTTCTCTATGAGGATTTTGATTCTCTGCCACCTGAAATGTATGAGGCCGCTTTCAAAGCGGCCTTGCGTTTTATCGATTGTGGTATGGAGCCGGACACTCGAAAATCACCGCGAACGATGGATTGGGAGCAGGATGAGGCCATCATCTTCCCGGCTGTTAACCATGTCGCAGGCTTTGAAACGAGATCAACGGATTATATCCACTGGTGGACGTTTATGGGCTATTTCATGGAGATCAACGACGGCGTATTCTCCAATGTCTTGAGCATTCGCACCAAAAAGGCGAAAGGCAAAAAGCTGGAGAAATGGGAGCGGGAGTTCTGGCAGGCAAACAAGGACATCTGTGTGCTTAAAGCAAAGTTGACCGAAGAAGAACAGGCCGCAAAGGATAGGTTGAATGCGCTGCTCGGCTGATAGAGGGCGGTGACATTATGGCTGAACACTCTGACGGTTCTATTATCATAGATACCGACCTTAACTCCGAGGGTTTTAAGGCTGGCAGCTCTGAACTGCTGTCAGCCATTAAGTCTCTCACGAAAGAAATAAAGCAGCTCGGTACGATTATGCAATCTGCATTCTCGGGCAGCGAGAAAGCAGCCAGCACGTCGGATGCCAGAGTGCAGCAGCTTGAAGGCACCGTACAAAGTCTGGAAGCTAAGGCTCAGAGCCTTTCTGCTACTGTTTCCGAGCTGGAAACCAAACTCGCGGCAGCTAACCAAAGCGCCGATCTTGATCCTGATGGACTAAAGGCCTTTGAAACTGCAGCTATGGGAGCTGATTCGCGCGTTTCCGAGCTTGAAGATCAAGTCCAAGCCCTCGAACAAACGATTGCAGATTTGCAGGATCAGATGTCGAGCGCAGGCGATCAGACAGCTACTCCCGGTTTTGATACCAGACTGCCGAAAGAATCAGTTTCTTCTATCCAGAAAGAAATTGATAAGGTGGTTGCTTCCATCGATAAGCTGGGCCCGGCTTTCGATAAAGCTCTGGATGGAAATGAGGGCGCAATGGATGCTTTTGCGAATAAAGCATCCGAAGCGGATGAAGCAGGAGACAATCTTGTTCGCCGCTTGAGAAAAATGTCTGAAGTTCAAGTGCCTACAGACGAATATAAGCAGCTCAGTAATGAGGTTTCCAAGGCAGAGAAAAAGCTGTTTAGTCTGTATGACCGTCAGGACAAGATGGAAGCCACAGGGGTTGATAAGAACTCCCGTGCGTGGCGCACACTTCAGTATGATATACAGGTTGCAGAAGAAAAGTTAAACCGCTTCGAGGCTGCTAAAGCTCAGATGGAGAATACAGGCACCGCTTTTGCACCGGCACTTGATTCAACTCAACTGAAACAATATGTGGCTCAGATACGAGATGCGCAGTATCGAGTTGATGATATGCGTAAACGCTTGGCCGAGTCCACAAAGCCTGCGTCATTGCTTCGGAGGTTGGCTTCCGGCATCGGCAATTCTTTCCGCTTTGTTGGCAAGGTAATCGCTGGAACTGTTGTCGGCGCACTGCGTATCGCGCAGAAGACCGCATCTGGCCTCTGGAATGTAACAAAGAAGATAGGTACGACTCTTGCTTCTGCAGCCGGAAAACTGGCAACAGGATTGCTTAAAGCTGTAACCGGGATGAATGCACTCGGGAAAAGCACCCAGAGAACAGGAAAGCAAATGTCCGGGATGCGCAATTCTATTGGGCAGATCGTGAACATGCTCAAATTCAGCATTGCTTTTCGTGTTTTCGGTGCAATCGGAACAGCTATAACCGAGGGTATTCAGAATCTTGCGCAGTATTCGGACGCTGTGAATAGCAGCATTTCTTCTATTACCAGTGCAAACGCGCAGTTGAAGAACAGCTTTGCCACGGCCTTTGCACCTATTCTTTCGATAGTTGCACCTGTGCTCACACGGCTTATCAACCTTCTCTCTACTGCGATCACGTACATAGGCATGTTCTTTGCTGCACTGTCTGGAGCAAAGAGCTTTACGCGAGCTACGGCAGTACAGAAGGACTACGCCAAGTCGCTTAAGGCAACTGGTGCTGCTGCCGGAGGCGCTGCAAAAGAGGCAAAAAAGCAGCTTGCGGCGTTTGATGAGCTGAATATCCTAACTGATGATTCTTCCTCTGGTGGTGGAGGTGGAGGCGCAGGTGGTGAAGACATCGGCGCTATGTTTGAGGAAGTATCCATCGAAACCACGGTTTCTGATTTCATTCAGAGCCTTAAAGATGCTTTTGCCAACGGCGAATATGCCGAAATCGGCCGGATCATCGGCGGTAAGATCAATGAGGTTTTCCAGACCATCAAGGACTACATCAGCTGGGAGCGCGTAGGAGCTACACTGACGAAGTACATCACGATCTTCTGTGAGATCTTCAACGGCCTTGTAGATGGTATCAACTGGGATCTGATTGGCAGCACCGTCGCTGCTGGCGTAAACACCATTGTCAACTCACTATATCTATTGCTCACAGGAATTGACTGGAATAAGCTGGGTGCTGCTATTTCGACCGGCCTCAACGGTCTCATTCGTGATGTTGATTGGGCGAAGCTCGGTCTCACGATTGCATCTTATTTCAACGCTCGTCTTAGCGCAATCCACGGTGCTATCACAACCTTCGACTGGCAGGCAGCTGGTACCGCCCTCGGAACCAGCTTGAGCAATCTTATCACCTCCCTTAACTGGGCAGAGATGGGCCAGATGTTCTCTGATGGCGTAATTGGCGTTCTCAATTCAATCACTGCTGCCATTGTAGCCGTTGATTGGGTACAGTTCGGAGAGGATGTGAAAAACTGCATTTGTGGTGTCGATTGGAACGGCATTATCGCCGCAATGCTCCAAGCTATCGGTGCTGCACTTGCCGGATTGGGTTTGTTCCTCGTCGGTCTTATTGGTGACGCGTGGAATAGCGTTGTGGATTGGTGGTACGATGTTGCTTATGAGGACGGCCAGTTCACCATCCAAGGATTACTCAACGGTATTTGGCAGGGCATCTGTAATATCGGTACATGGATAAAAGATAATATCTTTACTCCATTCATCGACGGCTTTAAGAGCGTGTTCGGCATCGCATCTCCGTCCACCGTTATGGCGGAACTGGGTGGATACCTCGTAGAAGGTTTGCTGCAAGGCATCTCGAACATGTGGGCAAAAATCACCGAGTTCTTTGCCGGTGTTACCGAATTTTTCTCCGGTGTTTGGACTTCAATATCTGGATTCTTTGATGATGTCAATGCGTGGTTTACTGACAAGTTCAGTGGGCTTGGAGAAGCTGTTTCTGCTGCAGTTGGCGATATGACCAGCTGGGCGACGGGAGCATGGAGCACGATAACCACTACTCTGTCTTCCGCAAAGACTACGGTAGCAGGCTGGTTTACCGGCATAGGCGAAAGTGTCACCACTGCTGTTGGTGATATTACCAGCTGGGCAACGGGCGCATGGAGTACCATTTCTGGAACATTCGCAGATGTTGGAACGTGGTTCAGCACCACTTTCAGCGGTGTGTGGCCTGCAATTACGGGCGCATTTGCTGAAACCGAAATAGGTACATGGTTCACAGAGAACGTCTGGAACAAGATCACAGGCGCCTTCTCGGGTGTATATGAGTGGTTCTCGGGCATGGCTTCTGACATTTGGAACGGTTTGACTTCTGGGCTCAGCACCAACGTTGAATCTGTGAAAGAAACAGTCGTGGGCTATTTCTCGGGCATTTGGGATGGTGTACTGAGCTTCTTCGGTATTCACTCGCCTTCCACTTTGGCATCGGATGCTGGTACAAACGTCATCGAGGGCTTTTCTCAGGGCGCAGAAGGACAGCAAGAGTCCGCAGGAAAACGTCTCTCTACTGTGTTCACTGGTATCTACAACGCAGCGAAAAGCGTTTGGGATGGCGTAACAGGTTGGCTTAGTAAGCTATTCGGTTGGGGAAGTGCAGAGGATGAAGCAAGCGCTACGGCTGAGAGCAAGGCTACACAGGCGGCGAACGATGTCGCCAGTGGCGTGGATACTGCTTTCGCAAATGTGTCTTCCTCTATCTCAGAGCCTATCGCTA